AGCGTCGCCGTTTTCGCCCAGTAGAGCTTGGAGAACGAGCCCGCCGGGACCGGAACGCCTTGATCTTCATGGGTTAAACGGTGAACGCCCGTGTCGCCCCACGCTAACGGCTTCGTGAAGGTGAAGTACGCACGCTTGATACCGACTGGCGGCGTCAAGTTCTTGTACTGCTCGGTGCCGCAGTCTCCGTAGAAGACGTCGTTCTCGATCGTGTAGCCTTCCATTTCCCAGCCTGATTCCTTCTTGATGAAGGTAATGGTCGAGTTTGTCTGGTTAATCACGATCGTTTCAACGTTCTCGTAGTTCTCGTTCTGCACGAGCAAGAAGAACGGACCGGTCTGGGCAGGTCCACGGGTGATTCTCAGACGGCAGCCTGGCGGATCGTACGTGTGAACCGCTGAGTAAACGTCCTCAGTGTTCGCCTTGTTCCAGATACTCACGGTCTCAACCACGCCTTTCGGCATTAGGTTGTAGTAGCCGTCGCCCTCAGCTTCGATGTACAGGTACGGAGCCGGAATGTCCTCGGCCGGAGCGTGGTTCACGACGATCCACTCACCCTTAGAGACGTACTTGCCGTCAACCAGAACGTCTTTCTCGTCGTAGATCGCAGTCACGATCTCGCCCGGGCCGATGTTATAGTTGAACGCTAAGTCTTCCTTCTCGTCACGGACTTCGAGCCACAGTGCCTTGTCAGCCTTGGTCTCGCCAGGGTTCAAGGTATCCTTGGTACGAACAATCGTGGCTCTCTGGCCCTTCTTGTACACACGCTTGGTCACGCCGTCCCAGGAAAGCGAACCGGTCACCCCGAGAGCCACGTACACGTCAGCTTCGAACGGACGGTCGTAGATCGTGATGGAGTCCTGGACGCCCTCTGCCGCCGCGTTTACCGCTTTGTTAGACGCACGGATGATCTCAACGCTCTTGTCGAGTTCCCAGCCGCCGGTACCGAAGTACTGCTTCTCTGGGCGACCGTAGAAATCCTCACCGAGATCAATCGGTTCAGCGAGTGGACGACCAGCACGGATGTGCAGACGGTAGTTCGTGTTCTCGATCCCACGGACCGGCAGAACGTTACGCTTACGGAGCTTCAGATCCGGGTTCGTGTCGATCGGCATCGGGTTTGGCTTCCACTTACGGCCAAAGCACGTGGTGCCGTAGTCGTCCGCACCGGTACGGGACATCATCGGGAGGTCAACATATTCGGTGTACTGGAACGGTGAACGGCCGCGGTACAGACGGAGCATACCGGTGTCCGGCGTCTCGTTCTCCCCGTAGAAGACCGGGATCGGACGATACCACGTCATGTACGGATCGTTGGAGCCGACGGTGATCATCTCCGGGTTCTTCAGGAACGTGTGAGCCTCAAAGCGTTCCGTCGTCGGGTTACCCTGTGCATCCAGAACGAAACGTTCACGCTGGTTCTTACCGAGCGGGACGAAGCCTGGGGCTACCGTGTCGTCGCCGGCGTCGGCGAGATACTGGCAGTAGTAGTACAGATCGATGCCCGTCTCAAGGTCCCAGCACAGCGGGGACGCTACCTTGGTGCAGTACACGTCCTGGACGCCCTCAAGGCCGTTCCATGACACGATACGTTCCTGAGGAACGAGCTTACCACGCACGATCTTCGCGTCATCCGAGAGGTACGCCGACCAACGTTCCCAGCCCGGGAGCGGAGAGATTGGGTCGCCTTCGTTACCCTCAGCGTAACCGACTGTCAGGCCAACAGGGTTGTTCGTGGACGCCGTGTTCCAGCCCTGGTAGGAGTTACGGATCGTCACGGTGTAGTTGTTGTTCACCACGAGGTCGTAGTAACCGTCTTCAACCGGCTGATGAGCCCCATCGAAGCCGCGGTGGAAGTGACAGGAATCCAGTGTCAGCTGAGACCCGAAGCCGCCGTACGGTCCGGTGAAGCAGTTGATGCTGTTGTACTTCGCTCCGGTGATCTTCGAGAAGTACGTGTTGGTGATCGCCGCCGAACCGGAGTACAGGTTAACCTGACCGAATTCGAAGTGGCACGCGTCGATGTGAACCTGTTCGTAGCCGTAGATCGACACCATTCCGTTGATCACACGGGAGATGTTCATCCCGGCACCGACGTAGGAGATGTCCTCGTTGGAACCACCTTGGCCCGGAGGCTGAATGTTCCACGACGCCCAGTTGTGCAGGCGGATGCCCTTAACGACACCGTTCACGTACTCACCGTCAGGCCATGGCTCTGACTTGTCCTTCGGCGGGTGGTTTACTGGGAACTGGATCTGCTCGATACGGATGACGTCACCTGAACCGTTGAAGTCCAGCTGATACTCTTCGTTCTCGAACGGCGTGTTCGCCTTGTAGTCGAAAATCTGCCAGCCGTCGGTGTAGTAGTCCAGCCAGTCCACGCCAGGACGGTGGTACATGATCCACATACGGTTACCGGACGAGCAATAGAAGATGCCGCCGCCGAAGACCATCGCACCCTTGATCCCTTTCAGGTAGTTCGGGGCGTACCAGTCGATCGAGCCGTCAGGTTTCTTGCCGTAATCCGTTTCGTAGTTGTTCAGATTGATACCGGACCATCCACCCACGTAGGCGGCGATGTAGATCGTCTCTGCAGGGGTAGAACCCGGTGGGATATCCGGAGGCAGGTTCTCGATGTTACGGTTACCGTTGAAGATGAACATGTAGCCACGAATGAACCCGTTCAGGTTCCCGCCGAGGTGTGGCTTCAGAGGGATAAAGTCGACGTCACGCCCGCCGTTGCCCCAGGTCACGCCACCGCAGAGGTAAACGTTCGCCGGCACCCAGCACGTCTTGGTCATGACGTAGTTACCCTTCTCGATATGAAGCGTAATGTTACGGCGTACGTTGACCCCACCTTCGCCCTTCGAGGACTTGTCGGTGGACAGCTGCATCTTCGCGTAGTCGACGGCTTTCTGGAGCCCGAAGTCGTGCTCGACGAGGTTGGCAACCCACTCCTCTTCGTTCTCGACCGGATCTTCCAGACCAAGCTTGCCGGCCCACAGAATGTCGTACCGCAGGATAGCTACCAGACCGTTCTGCAAGGCATGATCCCCGCCGGCGTAGTGAGATTTGCCACGGACAGTACGGGCTTCGGCGTCAGGGATCCACGTCGGGTTACCGATCGCGGTGCGGTACGTCTCGAGGTCCCAGATGATGTACTCGGCTCCACCGTGCCCGCTGGCTGAATGGTAACCCTTAGTGATCGCCATTGTGCCTTCGGTCAGCGTGGTCGACGCAATCATGTCAGCAACCGTGTCAAACGTCGCGGAAGACACCTTCGCACCGGCACCCTCGACGCCCAGGAACTTAACCATGTTCGCCGGAGAGGTCTGTGACAGCAGCGTACGGGCAGACGGGGTGACCGTCGTTAACGCAGCCGTAGTCGTTCCAGTGAAGTACGGGAAGTTATCCTTCTTCGGTACGACCTGGGAGAGTGCTGTCAGGGTAGAGGATAGCGGTTGGCCGCCGCCGGTCGGCGTATCGGTCGCGAGCCCGGAGATACGGACTGTGAAGTCTAAGGACGGGTTGAGAATCCACGTGATCGTCGATACGGTTAACGGCGTACGCGGGTCTGCGTAGAACTTGTCACTCTGCTGTAACCGTCCGCCATCGAACTCGATGGAGATGTCAGCGGTGACCATGTAGTAATAAATCGCGATCTCTTCTAAGAGGTTAGACCCGAAGAGGTCGAAAGGGGCTTGTTTCCGCTGTTCAACGGATCCAAAGAAGTATACGTCAGGAAGAGACAGGGTGTAACCTGCTTTGTAGGTCGTTTGCCCGATCTTCTGGTCTGAGTTAAACGTCAGTTTGATGGTACTAATCACGAAGATCCCCTATGTTAACTAAAAAGGCCCCGAAGGGCCTTTTATCAAGCGGTGATAGTCACCGTTCTCTTAGCCGTTTTGGCACCCGAGTTAGTCGTGAAGGTAATCTCAGAAGTTCCCTCTGAAACGCCGGTCCCCGTACCGTCTTGAGCAACGGTCGCTACTGCTGGGGTGGCAGAAGACCACACGCCGGTTTTGTCAGTAGAGTTGGCCGGGGTGATCGATACACTTAGTTTAACAGTGGCACCTACCGCACACGTTGGGGACGCTGGGGACATCGCTACGGAGGTCGGGACGATCACAGCGATCTGGATCGTTGCCGCGGCCGTACCTTTCTTCGCACCGTCGGTCGTCGTGAAGGTGATGTTTGCACTACCTGCTGCTACACCTGTTACTTTACCCGTTTGGTCAACGGTTGCAACTGCGGTGTTAGAGGACGCCCATACGCCAGTCTTATCGGCCGCACCCGCCGGGGCAACGGTCGCTGACAGCTGCTTGGTCGCACCCACGTCGATCGTGAAGGTTGCGTCACTCAGGGTCACACCGGTAACGTGAACTACGCCGTCGTCCAGAGACCACAGGCCGTCAGTCACGCCTTCGCCGATCCACGCTGGGAAGTCCACTTCGTCAACGTAATCCAGGGTCTTAGGAGCACGGAACTCAGCACCTTTACGGTATTCCATCCCGATCGCGTTCACGACGATGTCCGCTTTGACCTTGTAGATGTCGCCCGAGACGACTTCAATCGCGTCTGCTGCTAAAAGGGCGGTAATGGCCGGTGACACACTGGCTACTTCGTGGTGAATCAGCGTCTTATGTACTTCTACGGAGTCACCGGCTTTGTATTCCTGTCCAACGATCACGACAGGCTTAAGGATATTGAGTTTTAACATTCTGATTCCTCTAATAAAAAACCCCCTTTCGGGGGTTTCAGAAAGGTTCCCTTAAGAACCGGCTGGATTAGACCAGGTCGACCTTGCCCAGTACGAAGCCCTTAGCGTTACCGATGCCGATACCGATGCTTTCGTAGATCTGGAACTCGATCATGTCAGCTTTCGCTTCCAGGAACACAGTTGGCTCCTGCAGGCTGTAGAACTGACCCAGGTACTCTTCTGGAGCGAATACTGCAACGATATCGCCCAGGTTCTCACCTTCAACAGATGACAGGATGTCACCCTTGATGGTGGTGATGATTTCGAAGCCGTAGAAGCTGTCCATAGAGCCTGTGTTGAAGTGCTTAGCCGCAACGCTGTCACCCAGCTGGGTAGCTGGTTCACGCAGCATCTGCAGGTACAGAGCGTGAGACATCAGGATCTTACCTGGCTTCTGATGATCCTTAACCAGAGTCTGGATCAGGCCCATCACGCGGTCGGTCACGCGAGCACCAGTGGTGGTCACGAACTCATCGCCACGTACTTCTTTCTGAATGGTCTTCAGACCAGCGAAGAAGTTTTCGTCTTCCTGCTTCTGCACGTCCTTCACGGAGTTTTCCTGAAGGATGTTACGGATGTCCGTGCGGTAAGTTCCCAGCTCGAACTTCGACTTAACGAAACGCTCAGACTGGATCTTATAGAACGGAACTTCGTAACGGTTACCCTTGAAGTAACGTACGGTTGGCTGGCCTGACAGGCTCATGTAAGCCGCAACAGAGTCCGGCTCCTTCTCGATGATCACGCGAGGCTGATCATCCAGACCACGGTCCAGGTCGGACGCAGTGATCATCTGAGGGGTCAGGATCTTACGGGTGAAGCCGGTTTCACGCAGCTTCTGACGAACGAATGCAGACATAGCCGCACCCGCTTCTTTAACCAGGCCCTGATCGATCTTGTCGATGAAGGATTGGTTGATGAACTGAACGTTTACTGTTTCTACTGGGATAGTCATCGTGTTCTCCTTATGCTACGTGGATGACGAGGGCTTTCTTGCCGTCGGCCAGGTCTTCGACTTCCAGGATAGTTCCCAGAACCGGATCAGAAGCACCAGCTTTGCCGAACACGCCAGAAGCAGCAGTGTTAACGGTATCGCCTACAACGTAGGTCGCAGTGTCGTCGAACGCAGTGGTGCGAACGATGTAGCCACTGAACAGTACGATGCAAGTGTTACCACCACCAACTACACGAGTACCATCACCAGCAGCAATGCCGCCTGCAACACGTACGGATTTGTCGTCGGCTGGGCCGCGAACTACGATACCCACACCATGGGCTTTACCAGCAGCGTTAACTTTCGCAACCTTACCGCCAGCAACCGGAAGAACCAGGTCACCGTTAGTCAGGGTAGCGTCGTCGCTGCGGTAGTTCATGTGAAGCCCATTAGGACGTGGCCATCCTTTCAGGAACTCCGCACGGTATTCTAATTGAGGCAGTCTGCTCATTAAATCTTCTCCTGGTTAACTTATGATGTCACGAATGCTAACAGCGGGTCTACCGCAGTTGAATTCTGACGGGTTGCTTGCCCAAGATCCCATGGATCCTGATTGGCGCTAGCGATCTTGCTCAGTGTGTCTTCTGGTAAGGATTTTAACGCTTCCAGATCAGCTGCACTGAATTGGCCTTTAGATTTTAATACATCCATCTGCGGGCTGACAGCAGCGGCTTTCACCATCTCAGCAACTTTGTCTTCACTACTTTGTAGTTTAGCACTGAGATCGTCGATTACAGCGGCAACTTTTTCAAGAATACCAGCCTGTTTCTCGAATTCCGCAGCATGACTTAACATTTCGCCCGCATGGCCCGGAGTGTGTTGTGCTCCCAGGTCGTCCAGTACGGATCCGATTTGTTCTTCAGTCACGCCTTTCTCTGCCAGAGATTTTAACGTGGCTTCTTTGACCATCGAAAAATCGTAGGCGGAGCGGATGCCTTCTGCTAAGGTCTTCAGATCACCAGCTCGGTTACGAAACAATTCTGTGTTCATAGATCCTCTCTGGTTAAACCATACCGTTTTGCTTACGGTAATTATAAATCGCAGCACGCCCTGCGGCGCCATCTATGTGTTCATCGGCTACGTGAGTAACTCCGAGGGATGCCCCGGTAGCTAACGTACCTGCGATGATTTTAGTCGCGGTCGGATTCGTTCTACCCTTCAGGCGGGCGAATGCGAGTGCACGATTGTACAGTCCAGATGACTTAGTCATTCCTCTAGCGGCCATTCCGCCCGCCATCCCGACCGCCAGCCCCGTCGCCGCAGGATTCGCTTTGATCGTTGGACCGAGTCTCTTACCCAGGGCGGAGGAACGGGCAGTGTTACCGGTTCGGGTAACAAAGCCGCGTGCCCCGGAGATTCCTGAGCGGATAAAGTCGGATACGCCGGCTTGCTTCTTCATTTGGTCAGTACGTCCCAGGTGATACATGTCGACTTGAGCCGCGGTAGAACCGCTGTACCCACCCGCCATGTGTCCTGCTACGATACCACCGCCGATAGCAAGTGGAGAAATGCTCTTGATCGGGCGATATGCTTTATGAACAACTTTACCGACTTTCGCTTTCTGCGTCTTCGCAAAAGCTAAAGCTGATTTGGCTGCATCCAGGAAGGATGACTCTTTATGCATATACACCTCGGAAAAAGCCCTCCGAAGAGGGCATGGGCTTATTCGCCTGCGATTACTGCGTTGACAGCTTCCAGAGCGTCTTCGATGGAGTAGCCTTCAGCTACCATTTCGTTTACCGCAGCGGCTTTTTCCAGCTCGGAATACTGAACGTCTTCGTACTCAGCGGAAGCCTGCTTAACCAGCTCTACTGCGTCAGCGAAGTCGATACCGTTTTCGATCAGCTCGTCAACAGCAGCAGCCTTTTCCATGTCGTAGGTCATCATTTCAGATGCTACTTTCACCAGCTCTACCGCTTCTTCGAACGGTACGCCGTCGTGGATCAGAGCGGTCAGGGTTTCAGACGCCTGCTTGTCCAGGTTTGAATCGATTGGAGCACGACCTTCAGTCTGAGCACCGCCTTCAGCAGCTACAACCTGTGCAGGATGCTCAGGAACGTGAGTACCGCCGTTGGAGCCAGCACGAGCCAGCAGTTCTTTAGCTACTTCGCTAACGGTCTTGCCCGCTACCGGAGTCTCTTGGATCTTCGCGTCGTCCTGTGCCTTCATGGTAGCAGTTTCGGCGATAACGTTGTTCTCTGCCTGTTTCTGCAGACCGGCCAGGTTAGCCAGGATGTGATCAGCAAGGGACAGTCCTGCTTCGTGTGCACTCTTAGTCATGGGTTTGTCTTCTCCAGCGTTAATTGAGAGAGCCTGTTCCAGCTCGGTTGTTGCATCCACAGCGGACGCTTGTTTGGTCATCTGATTGGCTTCGTCTTGAACTTCACACTTAGCGATCAGATCATCCAGCGATAATACACTCATTTTAATCTCCTGCAATGGCGTTTAATGGAATCTTCCATTAGTTTAACAGTTACACCTGCGGATTTCACGATTGCGGTAGCCACCGGCATTTTAATCCACGTGTCTTCTTTCTTAAGTTTACGCTCTACGAGGCCAGAAATCATCATCTTTGCCACCAGAGCGGACCCAGCGATCGCGAGCAGGGTTTGTAAGAGCGATGAGCTCTTCTCTGTTTCTTTCGGAATCTCCATCTTCGGCATAGCACGGCCGAGCTCCCAGTTAGTGTAACCGGTCGGGGCACCTGGAGTACCGATTTCGTAGCGAGATGCACGCTTCTCTACCATGTCAGTACGATAGGACGAGCCCTCGATGTACTTGACTAGTAGTTTAAGCAGCATCGGCGACGCATCCTTCTCTTCGATCTCAGGAATGTTCTCCAAGTCGATCGGAAGGCCTGCCGGGCCCACGTGATCTGCCACAGCCATCGCGAGTTCACCCAGGTGGGCTTTACCCAGGTACTTCTTCGCGAAGAATTTCGACCAGAAGCCCATCGACGGGTTCATCCCCAGTTCGGCGAAGGCGTTCAGCACTTCCACGAGCGGGTAGTCATGGATGACTTCGACGATACTGTCTTCCGGGTCCACGATACGGTCAAGGATCGCGTCTAACTGATCGTTAGAATCCATGACGTGACCGTCCACGTGCTTAATCAGGTCCGCTAATTTCTCAACGGCTTCCTTCTTAATGCCGACCGGCACTGCTTCCGGCCGCTCTTGATACTCCCCGCCGTCAGCCAACGCGGCTTCGACAGAAGAGATCACACCCTGGTGGTTGGCGACCTTCTCCAGCACCGAGGACGTGATGTCCGCCGGGCGGATAACGATGGAAATGTCAAAGAACTTCAGCGGACCGAGGTTCAGAGCCATGACCTTACGACCGTCAGGATACAGTGTGTTCAGCTGTGTGGTTAAGTGGGTGCAGTACTCTTGACGAGTGTGGGCTTTGTTGCCACAGACGGAACACACGTCGAATGGCGTATTGCATGCCATGGAAGTCGCCGGGTATTGCCCCAGTTCGGTGATCTTGTAGTACTCGTCCGCCGCGAGCGTTTTGCTGGCCTCAACAATGAGTTCAACACGGTGCATACGGTGGTTGTAGTACGAGAAGATGACCTTGCCGATCGCTTTGGCCGGGTCCTTGTTAACGTGGTGGCGGAATAGGTGGGCAGGTGACGTCTCGAAGGTCTTGTGCCATCGGACCAACTGGGCCTCTGGGAAGTAGTCACCGTTTCGGTTCGAGCCGTAGTATTCGCCGGCACCCATAGCATTGATGTGCAGATAGAAGAACCCGTCACGGACTTTGATGTCCTTAACGAAGTCATCGATCTCTGCAGCGGCTGCCTGTTTAGTCAGGCCACCTGTTTCTTCAAACAGTAACGTCACGGCACCGAGTTCAGCGTGACCCGGGTGACGGCTGTCGAGTAGCTTATCCATATGGGTTCCTCTGTGGGCCCCTTTCGAGGCCCTGTTATATTACAGTGAGAAGTTGCGTGCAGTCAAGGGAGTTCCGGTACTGCGACGGGATTCCAGCTCGGCGAGCATCTTGACGGTCTGGATGTCGATGTTACCGTCCTGGCGGATGGCGTTCGACAGAATCTGACCCAGGATGTTCGGGTCGGTGGACACGTGCGGAGCGGTCGAGTAGATCGAGTCGCCCAGAGACTTCACGCGTTCCTGATCGGCTTGCTGCAGGATCGGGTTACGGGAGACAGCCATCTTCAGAGCGGCTTCGAACTTCGAACGGTTCATCCCACCGGCGATCATACGCACGGCACCCAGACCTGCGGCGACGCCCAGGCCACCTAGCAGAGGAACAGCGGTGTTAGCAATTGCCTTGCCCACGTTATCTGCACCACCCAGGATATCCACCAGGCCGGCAGACTTTTCCATGTTCTCGACGGTCAGGTCAACGAATTGACGCTGCTGTTCGCTCAGTTCGGTCGCACCGGCTTCTTTCAGAAGACCTGCTTCCAGGCCTTCACGTAGGCCTTTGATTACTTCGTCTTGGTTCATGATGACCTCTTAGTTGTGTAAACTGCCCCAAACGTCATTCTTCGGAGCTGAGGAGCGTGAAATCTGAGCGACTTCCGGTCCTGCCATAGCTATTGTTCCACCTAGTTTAACGCCCGTACCAACCTTTGCCGCTCCGACCTTACCGCCACGGAGCACGGCTCCAGCTGCACGAGCGAGAGAACCGATGAACGCCTCTTTGTCCATTCCGGCCGGGCAGATCTCTCCGCCAATCTTCTCCAGACGCTCTTCGAGAGCCCGACGATCGGCAGACGCCTGCTTCGCGAAGCCCAGTTGGTTCACTAAGGACTGTACGTTCAGCAAGTCTTCCGGACGGTGCGGTGCACTGGCGGAAGCTTCCTTCACGTGACCGAACACGAGATTGCACAGCTCGCCGTACTTACGGGAATCCCCGCCGGTCAGGGCTGCGATCTTGCTCAGGGCCTGTGGGTCAGAACCGACGACCGCGGCAGACTTCAACAGTCCTTCGACGATGTTCTGCTCTTCGATGTCCATGTTACGCAGACGGTCACGGCCGGAGTAGAACTCTCGCTCCATCTGCTTACGGGCTTCCGCCGGGTCCAGCTGGAAGACGTGCTCTGACGCGACCTTCTCCATCGGCTCAGCTAAAAGAGAGAGCGGAGACGGACGGTGGTACAGCGAAGCAGTCTTCTCGATAGACGGAGGCGTCATGATCGCCGTCAGCACGTCCTCGTAGCTCGCGAGCGGGAACTCGGCGGACTTGTCCATCGACACGTGCGGACCGGACAGGTACGCTAATTGGTTCACGGTCTCAACGAGGCGAGCCGTTTGTTCGGCGTTGAGCTGATTCTCGCTCGCCACCTTGACGATCCCGTCGGTCAGGGGTACGCCCCCGGTGCGGAAGGCTGCAACGACTCCCGCTCCGACGTTCTTAAGAAAATCTACTGACATATCCATCACTTTTTCTCCAGGTCTTCGATTGTTGGGAACTTAATGTCTTCTCCCATGTATTCCTCCAGTGCGATGTTAATGTCGGCCATCGCGGCGTCGGCGTCCGTAACCCACGATTTGAGAAGACGAGCGACTTCAACCGTCTGCTTCGTCCACTTCGCTGCTTCCTTCGAAGCTTCCGAGGAGTTCCCGTTAAAGAACGCCTCCTTGCTCTTGTAGTAGCAGTCCGAGAAGATCGACGTCAGCCCTTCGACCGGCGAGATCTTCACGTCGTTACCGAAACGCCACTCGAGGAAACGAACGCCCTGGGTCAGAGCCCAGGACTTCATATTTCGCTCGGCACCGTCTTTCAGGCTGTCGAGATAAGCCATCCGCTGGAGCTTGGTAAAGTGTGCCACGTCAAAGTACAGAGACCGGTACAGTTCCAAGAAGGCAACGTCGAGTTCTAAGAACCTCGACACCACCGCCAGATCGTTCGTGGCCAGTAGGCTAGACTCCACGTACAATTTCTGTGTGCGGTCTTTGTAGAGAGCCGTGACAGCGGCCACCAGTTCGGGGAATGCACCGTCCAGGAGAGAATCCACGAGTGGATCCTTCCCGTCAGTGCCCCTTGCCAGGAGCTTGCCACGGTAATCTACAGGATTAGACATTGGCAGCGATCTGTTCGAGCTTCACGTAGGACTCGCCAAGGTTGGCGTACGCACTACGTAAGTTTGTCAGCATGTTACTCAGTGCCTCTGGGTCCATTGATTCGGACAGTTTGTTTGAGTTAACACGGGCCAGGAACAGGGTACGACCGAGACGGTCGACGGCCTGTCCAATATCCGGGAGGTATTCGCTCACGGTACCGAACATGTCGGGGTCGTTCAGCAGCTCAGAGATGATCGACGCTTCGATTACGGACTTGTCCTTGGTCTTAGCGGCCGCACGGACACGATCTTCCATTCCGAGGGAACGTTCACGGTTGTTACCGGAGATTTGACGCTCTGGTGCAAGCTTCTGACCGTATTCCACAAGCGGCGTGACCTGCGTTGCGTCCGCAGCTTCCTTCGACATGTGCATCTCAACCTTACGTTTCTCCTCAGCAGACTTCAGCAGTCGCTCAGAATCACTCGGCTGCAGCTTCAGTGTTTCAACCAGGACCTTCGCCGCCGGACCGCGACCACCGACGAGACGACCATCGATCGCGAACTCACCGTTATGGTAAGTCATCGTGTGGTACTCAGGCAGGACGGTCATCGTACGGTGCTCGTGACGCAGGATCGCAGAGGACAGTGAACGCTCAAACGACTGGCCGAACGCCGGAGAGAATCCGGTGTACACCTTGCAGCACGAGTTCAGGTAGATGTTCTTCGAGCCATCTTCCAGGTCTTGAACGTGCATCAGACCGTGCATCCCAGGGGTGACTACGATGTTCGCACGCGGCCCGCCCAGCAGGTTACCCTTCATAGTGATGCTGTCACCGTCCATGATTGCCGGACCGCCGTTAGCACGGAACACAAAGTAACCCGTACCGTCGAAGAACACGAGGTCATTGTTCAGGCCCTGCTCTACGAGAGCGAAAGCGTCTCCAGCGTGGTATTCACCGGCTTGCAGCGTCTTGATGAAGTCGTCGTACGGACGCTCCTGCTGATGCACCACGATGCCCGGGTCGGTGAATGAAAAGACACCGGCTTCGCCCAGGACGAGGATACGCTTGCCGTGAATGCTCAGAGAGGACTGTGGCAGGACCGCGATCGGTACTTCCAGTCCGCCGATACCTTCAGCGGTGTACGCGTGGCCCGGTTCACCGGCAGCGAGGGTCGTGAAGTGAGATGCCCCACCGGATTCCACGACGACACGGGTGTGCTGATGCTCACCGGCAATGTGGTAGCCTTTGTTCAGGACGTCCTGGATCGCTGACTCCGGCAGGATGTCACCGTCGAAGAGCACTTGAGCGGACTTCTGCATCGGGAAGGTCAGCTGTTCGTTGTCGAGCAGAGACTCTTTCAGGGCTTCGACGTTCAGCATGTCGTAAAGCTCTGCCGTCTTCTCGATCACGTCAGCTAAGTCCTTACGGATTTCAGGGTTCGCTAACGCGATGAGCCCGCTCAGGCGGCCGTCTGACGCGTACATGAACTTCCCGGTACGTGGCGGAACCACGAGGTCTTTCATGTCCGGGTTCTTAATCGCACCCTGAGGGATACGGGCAGCCTGGCCCACGTTCGCGTTCTGGGACGTCTGGATCTGTTCGATCGTCTTCTTGGTTAACGGGAAGAATGCTTTACGTTCAGCCAAATAGATGGAATCGATTGGGAACGTCACGCCACCACGTGAGATAACCGGGACGTAGAAGAGGCTCCCGCCGTTACGCATGATGAAGACCCCGACTTCAACGCCGTCGGAATCCTGCAGTTCAGAGGACATGTCCTTGAATGCAATCACATATTTACTCAGGCCGGGAGAGGCTGCATTCAGCTTTTCCAGAGCCATTTGACTAAAATTCATAGTTCGGTTCTCCGTTAAATAAACAGTATTTTAACCATTCGTCATGGCGTCGAGCAATTCACGGGTTAGCGAATCCTTAGTATCCGCTGTGTTCTTCAAGTAGTCATCGATCCCCTGACCGCGGTCGAAGGTACCGAGGAACTTCGGTTTGGTCGCAGCGTACCGCATGACCCTGACTTTACGCTCTTCCTGTGGGAGATGGGCGTGAGACTTGTAGCGAATGCCGCGGCCGATCACCTGGTTAATCTTTTCGTTGTTGAAGTGCGGCTCCATACCTTGGAAGGACCGGGTGCCCTGGAGGTCCAGGCCTTCGGACCCTGCCGAGGAGAGCAGAATCGCCTTCACTTTCCCTGCGTTGTAGTCTTCAACGGCTTTCTTACGCTCAGACTCTGTCGTCTCACCGGTGAAGATCACCGTTGGGATCCCCTTCTCTTTCAACTGACGGTGTGTCTCTTCGAGACCGGAGCCGAGGTAGTTCGAGTAGATGATACCCTTGTGATGAGGATTATCTCTCATCATGTCCTCAAAGTCACTGACGATTCGATCAATTTTCGTCGAGGACGGCTTAGACGTCGTGAAGCCGGCGTTCGTGTTACTGATCTGGCGGATCGCCGAGGAGAACGCGTTCAGGTTCTGAGCCTCTTTCTTGTCGAGCGGGAGGTTCATACGGATCTTAAGTCGAAGCGGGAGCGGAATCGTGCCCTCGGCGTACTGGTACGCACGGAGCTGATCCTTCGACATGTCGACGTGAATGAGCTCGTCGGTACGGTCCGGGAAGTCTTCCTTCATCTCTTTAATCGCGTCGAAGCGGTCCATGTACTCCTTACCGATGCGACGAAGCTTGTCCCGGTTCTTCACCGAGAGTTTCTCACCCGCTGTCACGCCGAGAATTCGCATGAGCATGCCGGGTTTGATCTGCTTGCGGTCGATGAACGCTTCGTCGAACTTAGTCGGGTCCTCTGGCATGACGGTCTTCCCGGCTGTCGTGTTGATCGCCTTCGAGATGTCTGAGCGGTGGTTATAGATCGGCGTACCGGTCAGTAACAGACGCTGCTTCGCCGATTGGGCAATCTCACGGACGGCGGACGAGCGGAGCCCGGGGTTACGCAGACGGTGAGCCTCGTCCATGCCCATGAAGTCGTACCCTTGATCGCGGTACTTCTCCTTTCGCTTCGTGGCACCCTCATAGGTGTCCACGTCGATACGCTTACGCAGCTCTGGGTCGATCCCGTGCTTGTCCATTTCCTTCGCCAGGTTGTTACGCAGCGGAGCAGGGACGACGAACAGGGCTCGACCGTCCTTTGACTTAGCGAGAGCCTGACGGGCCGCGTCGAGACTCGTTAACGTCTTACCGGAACCCATAGAGTGTGCAGCGAGGACCGAACGGCCCTCACCGACTTTGTTACTCACACGGGATTGATGATCACGTAACTTGGATTCTGCCATCAGTATTTCCCATTTGGACCTTCACCGAATGCTCCGCCGATGATGTACGGGGTGATTGGATCTGTGCTGGTTGCTGCCGATTCTGCACCGGTTGCCGCGGCGTCACGCAGGGTCTGGCCGATGCGTTTGAACGCTAAGCGAGAAATCCAGTTCTGATCGTTCAGCTTCACCGTCTTGATCCCTGGGACGATCGGGTCAACGATCAGACCGGAGTTCGTCGTGTGGACTTCCGAGATGCCGTGCTTGTTCAGGTACTGCACGTGCTGATTGTCGAGTACGGTACCGGGGGTGAGTTCCAGAACCGGACGGGCGAGTCGCTTACCGGCAGCACGTTCGAGTGGCAGTGTCTCCTGGTCTTTCTGCAGCTCATCCTGGATGTGATTGATGTCCAGGACCTGACCCGGGAGGTAGCCGGTGTCGCCGGAATCTTTCACTTTCACGTACTTGATCATGTTCTTCGCGACCAAGTCGAAGTGACGTGGATCCATGCCACCGCCGTAGATTTCGGACAACTTGTTCGACATGTAGCGACGGCCGGCACCGATACCACGGAGCTTCACGAGTTCACGCGGGTTGACCATACCGGTTGAGAGCGGCTGACCGATCTTCACACGGTTGCCTTCTTCCACGTTCACATCCTGCGAG